CAATCGCGGTCTTTTTCCCTTGCGATTTTCCCGTGTCCACTTGAGATTTTTTCCCGTGCTTAACCCCGCCCCCTAGGGAACCGCTTTAACTTGTGTGGGCGTGGGATAGCTCGCTTGCAGATGGGAGGAGATTTTGGGGTTATAGTTAAAATTTACCTAAATTATGTGGGGAAAATACTACAGATATATAAAAATTAACTATATTATCTAATATTGTCTAACTTTATTTTCATTAAGGTATTGACTTTTACCTAAAAATATGGTATAATCCTCACTATAGTTTTAACGAAGAGCCTAACTAAGACAACTCTTTAAGGATTATCATTATAATTATCATCATTAAGTTAACTTCCTAAGGTGGAAACTTAAGTTAGGACAAACCCAAGGAATCTATGAGACCTGATGATAAAAGAAAATTTAATAAGGGAAACCCTAAACTAAAGAAAGGTGTTGTCTTAAACCCAAAGGGTAGACCTAAGGGTAGTGTCAATAAATATACAGAGCTGAGCCGAGAGCTTATGTCTGTTAAAGGTCCTGAAATTGTACAGAAAGTAATCGATATGGCAATGGAAGGAGATAGGACTTGTCTTAAGATGTGTATGGATAGAATCCTACCGACAACTAAAGCAGTTGAACTTAAGAGTGGTAATGATAAAGGTAATGTCATTATCAATATAGGTGGCTTAGAAGATAAAGTTATTGAAGCACACCAAGAAAAAGAACTGGAATATGACGAGGGTGTAGTTATAGAAGATGCCCAGGTCGAAGCTAAGGTGAAGGAACTTGAGTCAGAGTCTTGATGTCAAACTCCACCCAGCTCAGCTAGAAATCTTTAACTCTCCCGCTAGATTTAAAGTAGTAGCAGCAGGTAGAAGATTCGGTAAGTCTAGATTAGCAGCGTGGATTCTGATAATCAAAGCACTACAGTCTACCAGTAAGGATGTCTGGTACATAGGTCCAACATTCCAACAGTCTAAAGAGATTATGTGGGGAATGTTAAAAGAATTACTACAAGGTACAGACCTAATAGAACAGACACATGAGAACACAGCGACTATCACACTGACTAACGGCAGGAAGATAAGTCTCAAAGGTTCTGATAGACCAGATACTCTTCGTGGTGTGGGTCTATACTATGTTGTACTGGATGAATATGCTTCAATGAAACCAGATGTGTGGGAAAAGATTATTAGACCTACACTAGCTGATGTTAAAGGTGAGGCATTATTTATAGGGACACCTGAAGGTAAGAATCATTTCTATAAATTATGGCTAGAGGCGGCTAAACCAGAGAATGAAGATTGGCAAGAGTTCCAATATAATTCTACTGATAACCCTATACTAGACCCAGAAGAGATTAAGATAGCTAGAGAGACTATGTCTACTCAAGCTTTTAGACAAGAATTTGAAGCAAGTTTTGTTTCATTCACTGGTGGCATATTTCAGAATGAATGGATTAAATATGACGAAGAAGAACCTGATGAAGGTAATTATGTCATAGCAGTTGACCCAGCAGGTTTTGAAAATGTAGAAAAAGAACGAGGAAGGAAGGGGTCAGCACTAGATGAAACAGCGATTGCTATTGTTAAAATCACAGGCGATACTTGGTGGGTTAAAGATATACTACACGGGCGTTGGAATATTAAAGAGACTGCTTCCAAGATTCTCGAAGCGGCTATACAAAATGAAGCGACTACTGTCGGGATTGAAGCTGGGTCGTTAAAGAACGCAATACTGCCATACCTCGAAGATAAGATGAGGTCAACAGGAAGATGGGTTGTCATTACAGATGTAACCCATGGTGGTAAAAAGAAAGCAGATAGGATTACCTGGGCTCTACAAGGCAGATTAGAACACAGCAAGATTAAATTTAATAAAGGAGAATGGAACAGAGACTTTGAAGTTCAACTCCTAGAGTTTCCAACTAAAGGAACTCATGATGATATGATAGATGCTTTGGCTTATATAGACCAAGTTTCTATTGCAGACTTTATGGGTAGTATAGAATATGACGATGATTGGGAACCTTACGATATTGTAGCAGGATATTAATATATGGATTATAACGGCGAAAATAATTATCAGGCACTATCTTCTTGGTTAATGACTAAACTAGAAGACTGGGCAGACCACAGAGATAATAACTATCTCGGTAAGTGGGATGAGTATTATCGTTTATGGCGTGGTGAGTGGGACCCAGAAGACCAAGTTCGTCTACATGAAAAGTCTAGAATTATTACACCAGCTCTACAACAAGCAGTAGAAGCCTCAGTAGCAGAACTAGAAGAAGCTACATTCGGCAGAGGTAAATGGTTCGATATTAAAGATGATATGCTAGACAATGATAAGAAAGATGTCGAGTATGTCCGTAACTTATTACAAGAAGATTTAGAAGGTACAGGCTGTAAAGATGCCATGTGTGAGACTTTCTTGAATGGTGCTATCTATGGTACAGGTATAGCAAAAATTATTGTAGAAGAGTCAATTAAGAAGCGTCCAGTACAAACTCCAGTACCAGGAACTCTAACTTCTACTAGAGATGTAGAAGAGTATATTGCAGTAGATGTTAGACTAGAAGCTGTATGTCCTAAAGAATTTATTATGGACCCAGCTGCTACAAGTATCAATGAAGCTTTGGGTGTAGCACACGAAGTATATAAACCTAGATATGTCGTTACTGAAGGCATGGAAAAAGGTGTATATAATAAGATGTATATTGAAGCTACAACTAATGATATCCCTAATGGATATGATTATGAAGAAGCTAATATGGATGATTCTGACGAGATTAAGATTACAGAATACTGGGGCAAAGTTCCTCGCAAATACTTAAATAAAAAAGAAACTAACGAAGACTTTGACTATAACGAAGAAGAATTAATTGAAGCAGTAGTTACTATCGCAAATGATAAGTATGTGCTCCGTGCTGAGGAGAATCCGTTTATGATGGTCGACAGACCTTTCATAGCGTATCAGCACGAATTAGTGCCTAATAAATTCTGGGGAAGAGGTGTCTGTGAGAAAGGATACAATCCACAGAAAGCATTAGATGCAGAGATGAGAGCTCGTATAGATAGTCTTGCATTAACTACTACTCCTATGTTAGCAGCAGATGCTACAAGATTACCTAGAGGAATGAAACTAGAAGTAAGACCAGGTAAGACTGTACTTACTAATGGTGACCCTAAGATGGCTATTCAACCTCTTAACTTAGGTAAGACTGACCCTAACACTATGCAGCAAATTAACTTACTGCAAGCTATGATTCAGATGGGTACAGGTGCAGCAGATGTATCTAATGTACCAGATAGAACTACTTCAGCTGGTATGTCTATGATGCAATCAGCTAGTATTAAGAGACAGAAACGCACACTGATGAATTTTCAGAATACATTCCTAGTTCCTATGATTAATAAGGCACTGTGGAGAAAAATACAATTTGATGTAGACAGATATCCTGTCGTTGATTATAAGTTTGTTCCGTACTCTACTATGGGTATTATGGCTAAAGAATTAGAGATGCAACAAATGGTCTCTATGTTACAGTCAGTTCCGAAAGATTCTCCAGCTTTCAACATCCTCTTGTTAGCAGTCTTCCAGAATTCTAGTATCCATAATAGGGACCAAATAGTAAATGCTCTTATGCAAGGTATGCAACCTAATCCTGAACAGCAACAAATGCAAATGATGGCTGCTCAGTTACAGATGGAACAAGCTAAAGCTGATATACAGAAAACACTAGCTGAAGCACAAGAAGAAATGACTAAGGCTCAGAAGAATGCAGCAGAAGCTGGAACTAAACAGCCTAATCAGTTAGATGTACAAGAAAGAATTGTTAAGTTACAAAAACAATTAGCAGAGATTGAGAACCTTCAATCGGAAACAATTAGAAACATTCCAGAAATTGAACACCTCAAATCTGAAACAGAATTAAATTATGCTAACGCAAGAAGACAAACAGTTTTACCACAATAGATTAAACTTAATAGAACAGGATGGTTGGAGAGAGCTAGTACAAGAACTAAAAACTCTTGAAGACTTAACTAATAATCTAGATAGTGTGGAAAGTGAAAAAGACCTTTGGTTCGCTAGAGGTCAGTTGTCGATTCTAAGACAGATAATTGGATTAGAAGATACAACAAAAGCAGCGGCAGAAGAACTCGATTTGTAGAGCTCTGCCATTTTATAAACTTCATAACCCCACACGGGGCGGAGAACAATATGACAAGTATAGTAGTAGACGCAGGAGAAGCGACTGGTTCAGAGATACCTGAATCAACAATCGAACCAACAACAAACGAAGCAGTAGAAACATTTGAAGTCAGTGAGGAACTAGACACAGAAACAGCAGAGGCAACAGAAACAGAAGTTGAATCCTCCGTAGCTGAACCAAACATTCCTGATAAGTTTGCTGGTAAGAGTCAAGAAGAAATTATAGAGAGTTATCAGAACCTCGAAAAAGAATTGGGTCGTAAGGCTCAAGAAGTTGGAGAGTTAAGAAAACTTTCAGATAGTTTCCTTCAGGCTGAACTTAATCGAAATACTCAAGCACAATCTACACCAAAACAAACTGAGGAAGAACCTACAGATTTCTTTGAAGACCCTGATAAGGC